CGGTTGGTACTTGGAACACACCTTGAGTGAATAATTGTAAAATTCCGGGAATTAATGATACCGATGTAATCTCAGTATTTGATTTAATAGTTTCACATGGTATACGTTTATTTCCTTGAGTATTTGTTGATGGTGCACCAGTGCCTTCACCAATATTTTCACTAGTGTTTGAATCCGGACTACATTTACATAATTCACAATCAGGATATGTTAAGATTGGAACTTTAATACCTGTTAAGTTTATCTTAAATAACATTATAACAACTAAAGCAATAAAGGCTGCTATAAGAAGATATGTCACAGCAATAACAAACTGTCCCGGTATAGTGACAGCCCCAAAACCAAATCCAAAAGCGGCTCCGATTGCTTGAGCGGATAATAACACATAATAACCAGCTAACACAGGTAAAAATATCGTTCTTAAAATCCACACAACAAAATATAAAATGTGCATTATTAAGATTAACGCAAAAAATACCGGTGTTAATATAATACTAAAAAACATAAAAATGATATATAAAATATCAAATCTAAAATTACCGTCGTTTGTTGGAAATCTATAGTTAAGACCTGAACAAGTTTCGTCTAATATATTTTTAATTCCAATATATCTTTCGGGTCCACTACCTCTACTCATTCCATCAATAAATTGTGAAACAGTGTAAACTTTATTATATTGCATTAAATAAAATCTATCTTCACAATTAATAGCGTCTTGTATTATTTGATTAAAACTTGAGTCACCACTATAACCGTAATCATACCAATCAGTACTAAAAGCGTATGATGTCTCTAAGTGATTTGCAACATCATTTTCTCTAATATTTGGAACTAAAAAATAAGCTCGTCTTGTTGTTTCACTCAAAGATGGTGATTGTGACCATTTTACTTTAAACCTATACTTACCCTTTGTCGGAATACCCTTTTCAGGGTCATTAGACAACACCTGTTCACCAAACTCATTAGTGACGTAATAATCCAAATTCATTGGTACATCGATTAACCACGTACCGTTTTCATCAATTACTTTACCACCACTTTCTAAACTAAAATTTTCTAAAATTGGTCTTCCGTAAATATCTTGTCTAATTGTTTGTCTAATGGCTAATATCTCACCCGGACCAGCGGTTAAATTACATAAATGACCTGAAGTACTCGGTGGTCTACAACCTGTTGAGAGAGCACTACTATTTGGTCCTGATATAATAGACCCCATAAAAATAGATGTTGGTCTAATATCAATGTTAGCTTCACCACTTAAATCAAAATCCGTTCTTGTTATACCTAAATTACAAATCTCAGGTTGACCCCATAATGGTTCAACCTCAATAGTTCTATTAACAGTAACTATTTGTGGTAATTCTCTTAAATTATTTGAAGATTTAAAGTTTGTTCCGGATACTTGAGATTCTGTAGCAATCCCCATTCTAATTAAATCCTGTGGTGATAATGAAAATTCACCAATGTCAGATAAATCAACATCTAACACAACTGTATGTGTTCCAACCGGAACACCGAATATCATGTAATCACCACTATCATTGGTTATAGCATTATACTTATAATACTTGTTATAAAGATTAGACAGTGTTTGGTCAGTTAAAACATCTGTTCTAGTAAAAAATGTACCAGTTGGTATATGAGCACTATATGATTTAACATAAGGAAGTAAGTTATATCTATACCCATCGTCATTAACATCTGACAATGATTTATAGGGGTATAACTCAGAAATTATTGGGTCTGATTGGTCTTTACTATCAATCGGTATGAATACAGAAACTTTAGCGTTTGGAATACCGAACCCGTTGTTAACACTAACACGTCCAACAATAACACCGTAGTCAGCACATTGTCTCGTATAAATGTCACTTTGTAATATTTTTAAGGAAAGAATCTCTAAATAATCAAACTCTTGGTCAATTAAAACCTTAATTGACTTGTCCACACCGGGTTGAGTTCTTATTCTATATGACTTTGACATATTTTATCTTTTTAAATAAATAGTTTATACACTATTTTTAAAAGATAATTCAATATATTTCAAAATAAATTATTATGAAAAATTAACGGTTTTTAAATTCTTAACTCTAATATTGATATCTTTGTTTGGGTATTTTATCTGATACATCTGATTTGGTTCGGCAAAAATAGTATCATCAATCAATCCGATTTGTTTTGTTGTGTTATCAGAATATCTCTGTGATGTTTGTGATGACGAATATTGACCCCCAACTTGATTGAACACTTGAATGTCGGATAACGAAATAACACCATTCTCACTTTGTATTAACCTTCTTAACTCGGATATGTTAACATTCTCACCCATATCTCTATTTAATGGACTAAAATAATTAGAAACAATCGTAATAATTTCAGAAATAACCGTACCTTGATTTTGTGTATTGTCTAAAACAACATCAATATTAAAACTTAAATCAATAACATTAGCACTTTGTATTGACACATAATCATTAATCATACGGAAATTTGATAAGTAATTAGCTACATTATTTTTTAACGTATTAGAAATTACCTCAGTTAATCTACCCGACTCATCATACGATAACATTTGAATTATTATCTTATTATTATTTTCTGTTATAGAAACTTTTGCCGGTGCTCCAAATTGAGATGGCATTGTTCTAAGTATTGAGTTATAATCATTTACAGTAACAGCTCTTTTTTGTGCTGAAAAGTTATATGACACTAAATTTCTAACTTCCTCTGTTGTAGGAAAATTAGCACCACCAATAGCTGCAGTAACATTTGTACATCTTAATGAATTTACCACAGTTGTATTAACACTATCTGACGGACCATTAACAAAGAATGATACCGTACCAAGTTGTGTAATTGAATTTACCCCAATATTACTACCAGTACCCCCACCAACTCTATATTGTACGAATAATGTTGTATTTGGTTTTAAAGTACTACCTAACGCTAAATTATTTGAATATTTGTATAGGTTTAATTGGAAACCGTCTCTCGCAAACTCTCTTAATTGTTCATCAGCTGATTGACTACCACCACCAAATGTCATTTTTAAGAAACCTTCCGGTGTAAACTCCGTAATGAACTTAGTACTTGTTTGAATGTATTTACCCACTTTAATCCCCGGAGAGTCGGATACTTTTGTTGGGTCTTCTATAAAAACTCTATCTTCAGCTAACGCGTCAACCTCATACCATCTATTATCTAACCCTAAAAATTCCTGAGTTGGTGGTATGTTAGAATACTGTGTACTATCTTTCAACAAAACACTAGTTATACCCAAAACATTTTTCTCAGGTAAGAATAATTCATAAAAAGGTTTAACATCATTTGGTGTTATCACTTTTTTAAATACCTTAGTCGTACCATTAACAACTGTTTCTCGTTTAGTTATGGTATAATTCAACAATTTATTGTTTGAGTCAAAATTCGGTATCTTCAATCTATTTGGGTATCCTTCAGTATTAATAGGTGAAGCAAAGTCAATATCGTAAACGGTTTCAAATACTTGACCACCACCATTAATTTGTGACCCTCTTCTTAAAATCCCACAATATCTTAAATCTTCTTTATCACCATATGCCGGAACCGTAATTGAAAAATCAACTAAAGCTACAGATGGTCTCATACCCGGAACTTTTAAACCATAAGTTTTAGCTATGTTAAAAACTGAAGACCTTTGTTGAGCAAACTGTAATACCGTTTCTTGGATACTTCTATCAATGTTAAATTGTAAGTTGTCCGTAACAGCCGCGTTTAAATCTAATAATACTGAAAACACAGAAGCGTCATTAAAATTTTGAACCGTGTCAGGGTAATACGTTTTTGTAAAGTTAATTAATTCAGTTCTAATTGATTGAAAATCTCTAGTTGTGTAGGATATTTTTTTATTTGCCATAATTTTATATATTAATAATTACAAAGTCACTACTGTTAAACACATCATTATTTACTGTGTAATCTATCTTAACTTTTGCTGTATGTTCTTTATCTGAAATATTTGGAACTCTAAATACTCTCGTGTCATTATCACTGATATAACTACCCTTATCCTCATCACCGTCAGATGCAGCGGTTATAGTAATTTTTGTTATTGTAATTCCCGGTAAGTATTCACTAACAGAATCTCTAATTTCAGTTTCAATTTCCGAAAATGTTGGACCATCTAATGGTTCAAATAAATATTCGTATAACCTTGTCCCAAAATCGGGTAAATAATACCTACTACCTTTTCTAGTTAATAAAAGGTGTATTAAATTTGACCTAATTTCTTGGTCGTTATAATCTGATAAATCTAAATATTTCCCATCAAAAGAATCTCTGAAAGGAAAAGTTAAACCGTATGTAATTCCATCTGCCATAACTATAAATATAATGTCGTGATTATTTTTTATAAATACCCCTAAAATAAAAATCACGACACTAATGTCGTGATTATGTCGTGATTATTTTAATTCAATTAAGAACCACACCCCAAACACTCAAATTCTGAATCTGTCGGTTTTGAAGTTATTTCAACCTTTGGTTTTTCAATAATTCTTGGTTGTTGTACTTTTGTAATGTCAACCGCTAAATGTTTAGCTCCGGTTGATATCGCTTTTGTTCTAACATAATAACAAAGAGTTTTTAATCCTTTACCCCAAGAATGGAAGTGTGATGATGAAATTTTTGATAATGTTGGTTCAGACATATAGATATTCATTGACTGTGATTGGTCTATAAATGGTGCTCTGTCCGCAGCCATATCAATAAGTTCTCTTTGAGATATCTCCCAAATTGTTTTGTATTTCGGAATTAAGTGTTCAATTCGTTTTACCTTCTTATTGTAATTCTTATCTTCCGGGTCCAAGTAATGGTTGAAGTTGATGTTTTGAATTGACCCTTCATTCATAATGATTTCATTTTTCAAATCCTCACACCAAACACCCAACTTTTCAAAATCGTTAATTAAGTATTTGTTAACAATTAAAATTTCTCCCCCAACAACACGACGATTGAATAACGCCGAGTGAGCTGGTTCTGTCATTTCAAATGAACCTGTAATTTTAGCGGATGACGCTACCGGCATCTGAGCGGTGAATAACGAATTACAAACCCCGTGGTTAGACACATCTAATTTTAGATTATCCCAATCCCACATTCCTCCTAAACCTTCATAATCTAACCCCCACATATCAAATTGGAATATACCTTTTGACATTGGTGACCCTTCAAAATATTTATACGGTTCGTATTCTCCCGATTTACATAGTTCCATACTCTCGGTGATGGCCGCGAAATAAATTGTTTCAAAGATTTCTTTATTTAACTTTTTTGATTCTTCTGATGTGAAAATATAATCCATTAAATAGAATACATCCGCAAGACCTTGAGTTCCAATAGCAATTGCTCTTTGTTCTAAACCACCTTTTCTACCTTGTTCGGTTGAATAACTATTAATGTTAACAACTTTGTTAAGTGCTCTAACAACCTTTCTAACCTCACTATAAAGTAATTTAAAATCAAACTCCCCTTTAATAATAAAGTTCTTCAAAACCATAGATGATAACGTACAGATTGCCGTAGTGTTCTCATCAGTATATTGGTAAATTTCATTACATAGGTTAGATTGTTTAATCACCCCAATGTTTTGATGGTTTGTTTTTCTGTTAGCACTATCTTTAGAACACAAGTAAGGAACTCCGGTCTCAACCTGAGATTCAATAATTTTATTCCAAATCGTTTGAGCTTTCACTTTCTTACCTAAACCAAGTTCAACAGCTTTGTTGTAGTTTTCTTCATACTCATCACCGTAAGCATCTTGTAATGGTTTGATACCTGTTTTAACAATGTCATTAGGACAGAATAAATACCAATCACCATTATTCTTAACAGCGTTCATAAAATTATCCGGTAACCAAATTGAGGTAAATAAATCTTTCGCTCTCAATTCTTCGGCACCCGTATTCTTTTTTATTTCAAGTAAATCCATAATGTCTTTATGCCAAGGTTCTATGTAGATGGCGGCACTACCCGGTCTTCTACCTTGTTGGTTAAAGAATCTTAATCCTTCATTAACAATCTTTAGGTATTTTAATAAACCACCCGCAAATCCACCTGATGAGTTAATACGACTTTCTTTACTACGTATGTTTGACATACATAATCCAATACCTGCAGCATCTGATGAATATTTTGAAATGTCGTTGAATGTTTGCAATAGTCCCTCTCTTGAATCTCCGTGATTGTATTTTAACACACAAGATGCTAATTGAGGTGTTTTAGTTCCGGCATTAATCATAATTGGTGTTGCCGGAGAGATAAGTTGATTTGATAATGAATTATAGTATTCAACCGCCTCTTCAAATGATTTAGTAACCCACAAAGCTACTCTCATATACATATGTTGTGGTCGTTCAATTACAACACCTTCCGGAGTTTTTAACAAATACATTTCTGATAGTGATTTCCACGCAAAATAATCAAAATTGTAATCATTATCGTGATTTATTACGGCATCAATATTTTCAGGACCATATTCGTGAATAGTTTCAATTAAGATATCATTAATAACACCATCCTCGTGTAAACGTTTCATAGTATTACAAAAACTTTCATCTGTCTCTTTGTGATACGCGGATATTGCCACAGATGAGGCCAATCTTGAGTAATCGTGATGACTACCAGTATACGCCGCAGCAATCTCGTAGACCAATTTGTCTAACTCTTTAGTTGTAATAACACCTTCGGTTGGTACCGAAGTAATTACCTTAATGAATACCTCATCAGCATTCACATTCATACCCTTAGCAGCTCTTTTTACTCTACTGTATATTTTTTGGGGGTTAAACGATACTTCGTCACCCCCTCTTTTTTTAATTTTTAGTGACATCATATTAAAAATCCTCTGTAAATGTTAATGACTCACCTAATTTTGCTTTCTGATACTCCATAGTTCTTGATTCAAAGAAGTTACCTTTTGTTTCAACAGCAATTTGTTCCATAAATTTGAATGGTTGTTCCACATTAAAGTGTTTCTTACAACCAAACTTAATTAGTAGTCCGTCTGTTACGAATTCAAGATATTGTTTCATTAAGTTTGAATTCATACCTATTAAAGATACAGGTAATGACTCAGTAATAAACTCTTTTTCAATCTCTAATGCTGACAATAAGATTTCTTTAATTCTTTTTTCTGTTGGTTTGTTCTCAACGTGATTGTTAATCAAATGGATAGCAAAATCACAGTGTAAATTCTCATCCTTGAAGATAAGACTATTAGCGTTACATAACCCTTGCATAATTCCTCTTGATTTCATCCAAAAGATAGAACAGAATGAACCGGAGAAGAAGATACCTTCAACCGCTGCGAAAGCAACTAATCTTTCTTGAAACGAAGCATTCTCAATCCAATCAAGAGCCCATTTAGCTTTCTTTTGAACAGCAGGTAGTCTGTCAATCGCGTGAAAACATTCATCTTTTTCTGTCTCATCAGATACGTAAGTATCAATCAATAATGAGTACATTAATGAGTGAATATTCTCCATCATAATTTGAAACCCGTAGAAGAACTTTGCCTCAGCGTATTGAACTTCTTTTAAGAAATTTTCAGCTAAATTTTCATTTACAATACCATCAGACGCCGCAAAAAACGCTAAGACATTTTTAAGGAAAAATCTTTCATTATCAGATAGGTTTTCCCAATCTCTAATATCATTAGATAAATCCACTTCTTCTGCTGTCCAAAACGCTGCTTGGTGTTGTTTGTAATATTCCCAAATGTCGTTATGTTCTATAGGGAAGATAACGAATCTGTCATTGTTTGGTTCTAATATTTTTTCTTTCATATTAATTATTTTGTTGTTGGTTTTTTTCTTTTCTCTTGTCTAACAAGTCCTTGATTCTCTGTCTATTTCTTTCTTCAGTTTGTTCTTCCAAACCTAAGAATGTTACTGAACTTTCAGTATCAATCTCCAACATACCATTATCAAATTTACAATTCTCAAATACAACACCATCATCACCAATACGGGATTTAGTTATTGC